CATCAGCAAGCTGACCCTCAAGGACTATGAGGAAATCATTCACCGCGCGCAGCGGGGAGAAACAATCAGATTCTAAGAGAGCGCGGCAGGGCCGCGCAGAAAGGAAAGACTATGAGAAACATCATCCGTGATGTGAAGGATCTGCTGGCCGTGGCCATGATCATGAACCTGCAGACCTTTGCCACTCCGTATACCAACGTAACCACCGACACCGACCTGTCGGACGAGATGAAAACGTTCTATAAGACCCAGCTTCTGCAGTTTGCAGAGCCGGAACTCCTGTTCGAACGTTTCGGCAAGAAGGTCCCGATTCCGCAGCATAATGGCAACACCATCGAATTCCGCTATATGACTCCGCTGCCCGTCGTGACTGGCAACCTGACCGAAGGTGTCACGCCCGACGGCAACAAGATCGCGGTCAATGAGATCCATGAAAGCCTGCGCCAGATCGGCTACTGGGTGAGCTACTCTGATAAGCTGAGCTGGGAGGCCGTGGACCCGCTGATCGCTGAGGTCACGAAGGCGGAGGGCCGCCAGGCGGGCAAATCCATCGACACCCTGATCCGCGACGTGGTGAGCGCGGGCAGCAACGTGATCTACGCTCCGAACTATGCCGCCGGCGCATACACCGAGAACACCGCCCGCGCGACCATGAACGGCACGGCGCTGATGACCTGCGACCTGCTGATCAATGCCGCTGCGGCGCTGGAGGCCCAGGACGCGCCCACCATCGACGGCGAGTATGTGGCCATCATGCACCCGTATGTGGCCGCTGACCTGCAGAAGACCCAGGCCTGGCAGGACGCGCAGCGCTATGTGCATCCGGAAAAGATCTACAAGGGCGAGATCGGCAGCATTGGCAATATCCGCGTGATCAAGAACACGCGCGCGAAGATCAATGCCGGCGCCGGTGCGACCATCAGCGGCAGCGACAAGTACAGCGTATTCTCGACCATGGTGCTGGGCGCTGACGCCTACGCCGTTTCCGAGCTGGAAGGCGCGGGCCTGCAGCACATCGTGAAGCCGCTGGGTGCCGGTGAAGACCCGCTGAACCAGCGCGGATCCATTGGCTGGAAGGCCATGCGCCTGGCCAAGCGCCTGATCGAGCAGTACATGGTGCGTATCGAGACCACCAGTGCGACCAGCCCGAAGGCGGCGGCGAACTAAGGAACCTTATAGTAGCGGGCGGATCGGGTGATCCGCCCCTACAATCATTGAAAGGAGCGATCAAATGGCAACTGTCAAGGAACTGGAAGCAAAAGTGAAGGCGCTGGAGGAAGAGAACGAGCAGCTGAAGGGCGACAAGGAGAACGGCCCCGTGGCGCTGGTGCTGCCGGACGCCAAATTTACGCCCACCATCCCGTACACGCCGAAGAAGAAGGTCGTGATCGAGCTGTTCAAAGACGATCAGCGCTATCGTGAACCACTGTTCGTGGGCATCAATGGCCGTTTCCTTCTGATCCAGCGCGGCGTGCCTGTGGAAGTGGACGATTATGTCGCCGATTTCATTGAGCAACAGAAAGCCGAGGAAGCGCGCATCATGCGCAAGGTGGAGCTGGAGGAGCAGGAATACCTGCAGAATACTGCGGCGCTGGGCAAGTAACAGGCAAATCCCGCCTGAAAGGAGGCACCGAAAGTGACCAAAGCGGACATTCTGGCCGAGGTGCGCGAGATCCGGCCCAATGAGTATCAGGACGCCTGGGTGCTCAAGCAGGTGGAGGAGCTGCACCAGCGCGTGCTGCGGGAGCTGGCGGCCAATTACATCATCCCTGCCGAGGGCGGGGAGCTGCAGACGCCCAGCCCGTACCACAAGGTTTATGTGTATTGGGCGCTGGCCCAGATCGACCTGGCGAACGCTGAGTTTGACCGCTATAACAACGATCTGGCCCTGTTCAACGCGGCGTGGCAGGAGTTGGCCAACTATATCAGCCGCACTTTTGAAAAACCGCCCCAGAGGGGCTTCCGGATATAAGGAGAATGCTATGCCCGTCATACCGTACCTGGAGCCGATGGCTAACAAAAAACTGAAAACGCAGATGCAGGACCGCTTTCTGGGCCTGTGCATGCGCGAGACGGCCAACTCTGCCCAATTCACCGACATGGACGGATTGAGCAGTGATGAATACCCGTATCTCAGCCAGGAGAAGGCGCACAAGACCGTGCGCGTGCTGACCCGCGGCCGTGGGCTGCTGGGCGGCGAGTGCCTGAGCTGGGTGGCGGACGGGAAGCTGTGGTATGACGGGCAGTACATCTGCGATATTCAATCCGACCGGCCGCAGCTGGTGCGCATGGGCGCGTACCTGGTGGTATGGCCGGACAGGATCATCTACAATACGCATACGGGCGAGCTGATCGAGATGGACGCGAGCTGGACCAACGTCACGGAGGACGGGAACGTGCCCGTCACAGCTCGCCCGTGCATGCTGAGCGGGCAGGAATACACCTATACCGCCAGCGACACGGAGCCGGCAAATCCGCAGCAGAACGCCTACTGGTACAACACGCAGACAGGTGGATTCTACCAGTACCTGGGCACGGAGTGGCAGGGCATCGACACGGTGTACAGCCGGCTGGAAGGACCGGACCTTGGCAAGGACTTCAAGGACTATGACGTCGTGAAGATCTCAGGGTTCAGTTATGAGGAATACAACATGGACGCGGCGACGGTGTACGGCCGCGGAGATGACTATATAGTGATCGCCACCGGGACGATCAACAACTTTGAGGAGACCGGTGAAGTGACCATCACCCGGCAGGCGCCGGAGATGGACTTCATCTGCGAGAACGGCAACCGGCTGTGGGGCTGCTCAAGCGCGAAGCATGAGGTGTACGGCAGCAAGTTGGGGGACCCGACCAACTGGCAGAGCTATCTGGGCATCAGCACGGACAGCTATGCGGCCACCGTGGGCAGCGAGGGCCACTTTACCGGCCTGTGCGCGTACATGGGCTATGTACTGTTCTGGAAGGAAGACCGCTGCCACCGGCTGTACGGCACGCGGCCGGAAAACTACCAGCTGGTGGAGCTGCCGATCCGCGGTGTGAAGACGGGCTGCGAGCGATCCCTGTGCGTGGTGAACGGCATCCTGTATTACGTTGCACGCGAGGGCGTGATGGCCTTTGACGGGGCGTCGCCGGTGGACATAGGGGACGCGCTGGGCGGCGCGGTGCTGGACCAGGCCGTCTGCGGAGCGCACGGGGACAAGCTGTACCTGAGCGCGGACATGCTCAGGCGCGGCGCAGACGAGCGCGAGGCCGTGACGCTGGTCATGGACACCAGGCGCGGGCTGTGGCACCTGCTGAAGGACGTATACGCCAATGCCTACGCGAGCACGCCGGAGGGCGATTTCTACCTGGACGACGTGCCGGAAGGCGCGGGCATGAACGCTCTCGTCCTGATCGGCGGGGGCACAAGCAAGTACGAAGTGGCGAAGGACGTGTTCACGCCGGAGCTGACCTGGCACGCCGTGACCGGGGACTATGGCATGGACAGCCCGAACCACAAATGGGTGCACCGGCTGACGCTGCGCATGAAGGCGGAGCGCGGCAGCAAGCTGGTGATCTACATCATGTACGACGACAGCGGCAAGTGGCAGCGCATCCACACCTACGAATCGACGGGCCGGGAGCTGGGCTGCCAGGGCGCGGACGAATTCCTGGCGCCGAGGAAGGACAGCACCACCATTCAGCTCAGGACCAAGCGCTGCGACCATTTCAAGTTGGCCTATGAGGGCGTGGGCAAGATCCTGATCACCAGCATCACTTTGACCAGGGACGAGGGGAGCGAGCGCGGCTGAGCCAAGCCCAGCCGCGAATGAGGAATTAGGAGTTAGAGAATGTTCAATTATCCTGGAAGCATGCCGGACAATGTGAAAGAGGGCGTGGACGAGCTGCGCAGGTGGATCACCAAGTTTATCCCGGAATTGGAGCAGCAGCTCAGCAATCTGGGCGCGGACAACTTTTCCAGCGCGTACAACGAGCGGCTGGAGGGACTGACGGCGCTCTCCGGTGCGGGGAAGCAGAAGACCACCAGCGAGGCGCTGGCGGAGCACCTGCTGGACCGGAGCAACCCGCACAGGGTGACGCTCTCACAGCTGGGCTATGTTGCGCCACAGCTGAAGGTGGAGGAGGACAACGGCAGCCTGATCCTGACCCTGTGCGGTCTGATGATCCAGATGAAGCCTATCGTGCTGGAGGCGGGCACGGCGACAGCCGAAGGCCGCGTCTACAAGCGCACGGTGAGCGCAGGCGACTGGGAGCGGGCATTCAGCGCATTATACGGTGCTGTGCCGGTGATAAAGACCGGAGCGGCCTGGCTGGGCGGATATGAGGACGCGGACGTGGAGCACGCGGGCACATTGACATTGTACAGCGCGGAGGCCGAAGCGGCGGCAGGCGCAGCAACGATGATCGGAATCGGGAGGGAATAAGAATGGCGGACGAAAAAAACAAACTGCAGATCACACCGGAGGACGTGCGGCAGACCATTGCGAACGGCGGCACGCAGCAGGCGGCGGGAATGACGAACCCGAACGGTTTTCAGCCCATCACACCTGTCACGGGCATGGACGGCACGCCGCGGGGCAGCGCCTGGCGCAATGTGCAGATGACGGGCAATGCGAAAACGGACTACAGGAACGTCCTGGCGCAGCAGCCGCTGGCCTATCAGAACCCATACTATCAGCAGACGCAGCAGACCCTGAACAACCTGCTGGGCCAGCAGCCGTTCCAGTATGATGTGAACACGGACGCGCTGTACCAGCAGATCAAGGACAACTACATGAAGCAGGGCCGGCAGGCGATGATGGACACCCAGGGCATGAGCGCGGCGCTGACCGGCGGCTATGGCAACAGCTACGGCGTGCTGGCGGGCCAGCAGGCGTATCAGAACAGCCTGGGTGACCTGTCGGCGCAGATCCCGGAGATGTACAAGCTGGCCTACAACCGCTACCTCAACAACGAGCAGAGCCAGCGGCAGAACCTGGCCGCGCTGCAGGGCCTGGACGAGAGCGAATACCAGCGCTATGCGAACGAGGCCCAGGCGTATGAGAACAAGATCGCCGAGCTGTACCAGAAGAGCCGCAGCGGCGGAGGCGGGAGGAAGAAGCAGGATCCGCGGTCTGATGCGGAATGGCTGATCAATTACTCTGCCGAGAATGGCTGGGATCCGGACGTGGCGATGGCAGCGCTGGACAGGGCGAATGACTGGTCGAATGAGTAT